GGCCGTCGGTCACGTTGTCGAGCGTCAGCTTCGTCGCACCGTTGGCGAGCGTGGTCTTGACGATCGGGGTGTCCGCGCGCGAGGCCGAGCCGTTGGTGTGCTGCTTGATCGACTGAGACATGTTGACTTCGTCGTAGCCCAGAACGCCGGTGCCCATCATGCCGTTCTTGAACTGGCGGCTGATCGAGTCAACCGGGTTGAACAAGCCCTTCATGCCTTCGACGAGGCCGGCGTTGGCAGCCGGGTTGACGGTGGCGTAGCGCGGGGCCATGCCAGCGGCAGCTTCGTTCAGCTTCTGCTGCGCCTGCAACAGAACGAGCGAGGTGCCGGGGGTGACGCCAGGCGTACCAACCGACTGGAACACGTTTTTGTATGAGTTGGCCACATCAGCGTCGATGCTGGAGGCGAGCTGGCTGATACGCGGCTTGAGCACGCGCTCGGCAAAGTCGTCCAACTGGAGAGCCATTTCGGCGCTGGTGAAGTTGACGCCAATGTGCTTCTGCGAGGCGACGGTGAGCGTGGTGAACTGCTCGTTGTCGTCCTGAACCTGAAGCGCAGCGCCGTCGGTCACAAGAGCGCGATCCGGCAGACGGATGCGGAGGGTCGAACCGATCTTGGCACCTTCGACAGCGAAGCTGTCGTCGTACTGACGGTTGACGTTACGGGTGATTACGAGGTTGTTCTCCAGGATTTCCAGAGCCTTCCGCGTAATCATGTCAATAGTAAGAAGTGTATTAGCCACAATAAATCTCCAAAAAAGAAGTTAGCGGGTACGTCGCGCTTCCCACTGCTTAATCTGTCTCAGGCGCTCGGCTTCGATCCACTCCGACGTGCTCATGTCCTTGACTGAGCGTGGGTCCGTCGTGTCTCGGGCCGGCGCGCCTACGGTTTTAGCCGTCACAGGCTTAATCGGCGGGGGCGCGTTGGTTGTTCGTTTGACCGGCTTGGCTTGCAGGTAGGGCGACAGGCGGGAAATACGTTCAGCTTCACGGGGGTTGGAACCTAGGTAGTATGCTACGTCGGGGCCAACTTCTGAAGCCTGAATCGTCTCGGCCATTACGTTCGTGATTGGCAAGGCTTTGTTGTACACGACTTGTTCAAAGTCGTCGTACTTGTCAAAGGCCGCTTCCTCACGTTCCTTATAGGCCATCAACAGCTCGCGCTGCTGCCGGTCTGCCTCACGTTTGGCCAGCAACTCCTCGGCTTTGCGGGTTGCCAAAGCATCCGCGTAAGCGTCGGGGTCGATGTCCCGGTCAGGCAGCGTGGCGGGCGTCTGAGCTTGCGGCTCAGGCGCTTTTAGCGCTTGCTCTCGTTCCCACTTGCGACGTTCCCGTGCAAGTCTTTTGCCTACCAGTGCGTCCAGTTCCTCTTGGGTGAACGTCTTGGCAGGCTTTTCTTCCGGCTGCTGTGCCTCTTGGGCTACAACTTCGGGTTCCGGTGCGGCCGTCGCTTCCGGTTCCGGCGCGGGTACTTGTTCCGCTACAACTTCATTCTCAGACATGTTTGATCCTTACGAATCCCTGGTGAACCGCACCAGTACGGTTAAATCATAGTTTGTTGCGCAAAAGAGTCAAGTCATTACGTAATGTTGTTTGCGAAGTTAGCGCCACTTACATTGATGTTTGTCGCGCAGTTATAAAATCGATTAAAAGACGTTTTTGGGACAGTCGTAAAATTACGAATCCCGAGGGTCATGTTCATAAATACATTACCCATGTAAGTGGTGTCGGCGTCTCCGTTTGTGTATACCGTTACAACTCCCGAACCGCCGCCTGACCCAGTTACAGTTTCTCCCTCTCGGAAAATTCCGCTTGGAGATGTAACAACGATTACGTTAGATGCGCCGAAAACACTAGCGGCACTTGAGCTGCTAATCGTAGCTGTTGCGCCTGATGTGCCGCCTGTCAATGTTCCGCTGAAAGAGCCAGTCACGGTCTTGACGTAAACCAAAGCACTTAGCGGATAGGTGTTAGAAGTAGAGTATACGCCGATATTAAGATCGCTAAAGTAGTTTCCAGAAACTGAAAGCCCAGCCTTCGGCCCCTCTTGAAAGAAGATTCCAATACCTGTCCCGTAAGCATACGAAACAGTATTGTTGGCAATTAGACAATTTTTAATGACCGCTAACGACATTGCATTGTCGTTATTCAGCATCGTATTACCAGAAATTGTTATGTTTTCGTAATAGTTTGTTGTTCCGAAAATAATCGCCGCTAAAGCAAAAGAATTGCTAGCGCAATCATAAATTGAGTTTCCATTTACGACGAAATCTTCATTAGAAGTATTGCCGCCAGATACGCCGCTATAACCGTTAAAGAAAACAACGGGCAGTCGATCACCATCACAAGTGTTATTAGAAACTATGATGTCTCTGTTTCTATCCTGCGTTGAGCCAACATTGTCAATCGTCCCGCATTGAATTGCAGAATAGATCGCGTCTAACCCGGCATTAGAATAAAGTGTTGTGTCGTAGTTTGGGTTTGGAGTAAAAATGTTTCCCTCTACAACAACATTCTTAAACCCAGTTATGTAAACGCCTCTACCACGTCCGTAGTAAAACGTATTGTTTGCGATAACAGCGTTAACAGCCTCATCAACCGCAACGGCTTGACGAGACAAATGAATTGTGTTTTCGCAGGAATATTCGTTGTTATTTACAAAAGTGTTTCCGGTAACTTTAATGTTTTTGTTGCCAACAATAATTCTGACTTGTGGCCTTCGAGCGCCGACGTTATCAACATAGTTATTAGTAAAGTTGATGTCTTCGCAAGCCCACATCCAGAAAGTTCTGGCGGTGCATTTATAGAAAACGCAGTTGTCTACCGTAATCCCGCGATGTCGCCACAGGTTGTTAAAATCGCCTTGAATGTAAATGCCTTCTAGTTTGTATCCGACTTCGCCTTCGGGAAGCGGGCCGCTAACGCCGTTTATTGATTCCGTTTCCCATGTCCCAACCGGGGCAACATTTTCAAGACGAAACTTACAGTTATAAAACGCGATGTTTTCGCAAATCGTCGCCGCGCTAACGCCCTGCTGTCCAAGCACTAAAACGCCGCCGCCCGCCGGATTAACGATATTCGTTACTTCATAGTCAAAGTTGATCCCATGAAAAGTTATGTTTTTTGAGTTGTACAACTTGACGTAAATAAACGCGCCCGTTGAAAGTACGTGAGAGCAACTAATTACGGCACTATCACCAACAACGGTGATGTTCTGCAAATTGCTTAAATCCATCAATACGTCATTGCCGTTTCGATTGACGACGTATTCGCCAGGCGGGAAATAAAGGACAGCGTTGTTAGTTAAAGCATCAACGGCAGCTCTAATTGCGGCTGTGCTATCCACTGCTCCAGTAGGGTCAGCGCCATAGTCAATAACATTGACCGGCGATCCCGATACCATTGCATAAGATACTTTTGTGAGCGCCATTTCAGCTCCTTAAATTTACTTACACGGAATAGTTTGCAGTAAAGTAAATATAGTTTTTATTGCCTGTTGTTCCGAGGTCTGAAATTGCTAGGTTATTGTCGCCGCCATTAACTGACGTTCTGTAATACAGATAAATTTTATTTACGACAACAGACCCGTATAAGGGTGTATCGCCATCAAAATCAAATGCGGTGCCTAAAGAACACGTTCCATAAGGATTGGTTAATCCTGTGAAGGGGAGCCCGCCAATAACGACATTGCCTGTTGCAGAACCGACCGTAATGGCGTCGGTTCTTAAAATACCCTCCAAAAACACTTTGTTTCCGATTCGAGTGTAGCGCCCAGATGTAACGGGATCGTAGGTAACAGAAGTAAAGTCAACGCCATCAGTTGTGTAAGTCGGCGTCCAAGTACCCTCCTCGTACCAGTTGAGCAGTTCGCTCGTCATGCCAGCCGCGTGCGTGTTGGCAGAGAAGTCGATGCCTTTAGCGGCGGTGCCGACGACGAGGTTGCCGGTGTTGACGGTAACATCGCCAGCAGCGGATGCGCTAAGGCGGGTTACGCCGACTGTTTGAAGATTTAAGGACAATGATTGCGTCTGGTTAATAATTGCATTGCCAGCGGTATCAACGCCGAAATACGTTCCATTTAGGCCCGTATTGGAGTTACCCGCCGACATAACCGTTTGCGTTGATCCGACACGGTACAAATTTAGTGTTTGAGTTGGCGCGTTTCCGGCTGCAATTGAAACATTACCACTTGCGTTGATGTAAACAGCGGCCGTGCTGTTTGTGGAAATTCCAACGCTATTTGCCGCAGGCAGGTAAATGCCATTAGCCGGAGCAGTGCTTCC